CAAAACAACAACGCGCTAAAACGGATGCAGGCGTTGATAAGTCCCTGGCCGGAACCAAAGAGATGGGGCGAATTGCCCTTAAAAGCACCGGACCTGGCGTTGTTGAAAAGATTGTTGATACTGCTGTCCTGGTTGGCGATACGATTCAACAGCCTATTCGCGCAGTCACGGGCACCTATGACGCTACCAAAGATCCGTTCAATGATCGGTACATTCGAGCACAAACTGATTTTGGTGTAACGCCTCAAACAGAAGGCGGTCAAAAAGCAGCGCGACTTCTTCAATTTTTTAATGCTACCCGAGCTGTTACTAGGGCAACTACCTTTGGTGTCACTAAACTCACTGGAAAGCCTCAATCTCTTTCACAAACCTTAAATGTCCCCAAAGGCAAAGGGGCTCAAACTCTAGTTGATAATATTCCTGGAGCCATTGCAGACTTTATCATGGCGTCACCGGAAGACCCGGAAACGCTGTCTAACTTTGCTCAGGATTTTGTTCCAGAATCAATTAAGCCTCTATTCTTCTTGGCTGCTGATGGGGAACGAGATAACCTTTATCAAATTAAATTAAAAGGTGCCCTTGAAGGTGAAGGCCTTGGTACCATTGCTGATGTGATTGGATCGTTGTTTAAAGGTAGATTTGCCTTTAGGGACGCAAAAGATGCGGGTAGTGATACCGAAACGGCACTGGAGGCTGGCGTAAAAACCATGTCCGATGAGGCCGACACATTATCTGCCAAAGCCGATGTTGACTTTAAAAAAGAAGGAGAGCTGTGGAATGATACCCGCGAAGCTCAACTCAACAAACTTCTTCAAGAAGAAAACTCTATAAGGCAACAACGTCAGGCAGTAGACCCTGAAGATCTTGAAACCGCCAAACAGCTTGACGATCAGCTGGAGCGCAACCTCCTGGATCAGCAAGAGATTGATCGGGCCATCATTGATAACGGATACAAAGAGCCTTGGGAAAAAGAAAGCGCCTATAAAAGCGTAAGCATTCCCGAGTCGATTGTTTATGGACGCAACTGGTTAACAGATGCTGCTGTAAAACGTTTGAATCTGGAAGACAACTGGAAACAGATTATCAAGCCAGCCATTAAAAATCTGGATCCAGAACGCCTCAACGAAATTTATCGCAACCAGGGTAAAACCGCTTGGGAAAAACTCAAGGGTGATCACCTTAAGGTTTTGGTTGATAAATTTACAGAGGTGATGGATACGGCTCAAACTGCGGATGAAGCTAAAGATCTGGCAATGCGATTCCTTCGGGAAAGCGGTCAGACCTTTACCAAGTCCAGTGGTGAGATGATCGAAGATGAAGCCGTCATTGTTGTTCAAGCAACGATGCAAGGCATGGCAGAAGAGCTTGCAAAGGTTTCTAAGAGCTTCTTGGATCATGATGCTGCCCTCCTTGCAAATGGCAACCAGCCTGATCGTCTTCTTGATAGGTTGATTGGTCTGATGATGCTCCGCAAAGAAGGCTGGAGCTTGGATGCTGGACGCCGACTGCTTCTTGGTAAACATCCCAGCTACAAGCGGATGATTGAGGAAGCTGGTACCGAAGCGGAAAAGACTGTTCTTACACCGCGCATGTTGAAGACATGGGCATCAGATGTTAAGGCTAGGTTCCGCGCTGGTGATCCAACAGCCATTGAAGAGATGCGTATGATGTCTCTTGCGATGTCTCTTGCTGGTGGCGACCCTGCTAAGGCCATCAACTTTGGTGAGACTGTACTCACGACTCTGGGTAAAGAATCTCTGGGACTGTTCTTTAATAGCATCTTGTCCGGCCCTAAAACCATTGTTCGAAACCTTGGTGCTGTAATTAGAATCTTTGCTCAACCCCTTGAAGTGGGTATCATGGGTGTCGTTAATGGTGACGACCGTTTGATTGGAGCAGCTGGAGCTGGTATCATTGGTGCCTTTAGCGGCATTAACGATGCCTTCCATGTAGCTTCTGTTACCATGAAGAGTGGTGTCCCTGCCACCTGGAACCAGCTTAGCGTGATTCGCAAGGCAGAACGCATGGCAATGATTGACGCTATTGCAGATGCAGCTGTAAGCCCCGCTGAACGAACAGCAGCCGGTGCTCTTAAGGCAGTTCACGCGCTGGCTAACTGGACGGATCTGCCCAGCCGCCTTATGATGTCTTCTGATGACTTTGTGCGTACCGTAGCTGTGCGTCAGAAGATCTATGAAGATGCCATGATGAAGGCCTTTGAGGCACGTCAAAATGGCAAGGGAACTTTAAAGAGTCTCCAAGAAGCCGCCATCCAAGAGATGGAAAAGCAGGTAGACTTCAAAACAGGCCAGGTCAAAGATGAAGCCCTGCAAAAGTTTGCAGAGAATGCTACCTATCAAGATGACCCCGGTGGTTTTGTAAATAGCTTGGGTAATGCCATTGAGCAATTTAGCCCCCTTGGTATTCCTGTTGGTAAGTATGCGTTCCCCTTTGTGCGGACGCCTGCTAATATTATGAGGTACCAGCTGCAAATGACTCCTGGTGCCACCTCGCCTCTACTTCAAAACTTTATGGATGGCTATAAGCAGGCCATCATAAATAACGATACTCTTAAAATTGCAGAGTATCAAGGCAGAGAAGCCATTGGTTCCTTCTTGGTTTCGTTTGGCTACACCCATGCTTGGTCTGGTCATATTACGGGCAACATGCCCATTGACAAGAACGAGCGTGAGCGGTGGAGGCAAGCAAGCATCCAACCTCGGTCAATTAAGATTGGCGACGAATGGGTGTCTTATAACTGGTTTGAACCCCTTTCAAACTGGGTTGCTGCTGCGGCTGACATTGGCCACATGGAACGCAACGGCGAAATTAAAGAACTGGAGGCAGTAGCTACCCGCCTTGGATTTGCCATTGCGGCAAGTTTTACCGAAAAGAGCTACCTTTCTGGTCTTGACGGTCTTTCCCTGTTCTCCGCACCTTACGAAACAATCACTGAATTTACCAAGGCCAAAGAACGTTTTGGTGAGGCAACAGGCCCCTCTGATAGAGCTGGTGCTGCAATTCTTGGATTCGTTAATTCGTTTATTCCCGGTGCCGGTGCAAGGAAAGCCTGGAACAACGTTTCCGATAAGTACTATCGTGAGTATGAGTCTTGGACTCAGAAAAAGCTTTACGATATGATGCCGTGGCTTAGCAAGCAAAACATTCCATATAGCATCAGCATTTTAACTGGAAAACCGATGCTGAACCCAGGTGGTGGCCTGCGGAATGCTGTACTTCCGTTTGAAGCGACCAAAGTCAACACAGATCCAGTTGCTCAGATGCTCGTGGAAATGAATGTTTGGCCTACCGTTGATTACAAAAAGACTAAAGATGGACTATCCTTGGATCCTCAGGGACGAGTACGTCTTCAAGAGCTTATGTATGGTAATGGTAGTTTGCCAGCTGAACTAAAGGCCTGGTTTAATAGCGCAGAATTTAAACAAGATCGCGCTAACTTTAAAGCCAGGACCATGGAGCGCGGCGAACAATACGAAGAGCCCATTTATGTTCGTAAAACCAAGGAGATTATCCAAGGTGCCCATGAAAGGGCTACGCAGGCACTTATTGCTGAAAGGCCTGATATTGAAGAAAAACTGAGAAAGGTTGGTCAACTTAGGTTTGCTCAATCTCAGGGACAGTATGCAGGCCAAGCAGAGCTTGAATCGCAACGACTTCAGGACGAGCAAAAGCGCCTCGAACAGCTAGCCAATTACGGTAATTAAACACAATGGCAATCGTCCAAAACACTTATACAGGGAATGGGTCTACCACGATCTATTCCCTGTCTTTTTCTTACCTAGATGAGGCGGACGTTAAGGTTACTCTTAATGGAGTGGCCACCACCTCATTTGTTTTCGTTAATGCCAGCACCATTCAATTTCTGTCGGCTCCTGCCAATGGTGTTGCCATTATCATTTATCGTGAGACCAACAACGACGCCTCTGAGGCTACGTTCTTTGCTGGTTCTGCGATCAAAGCAGCTGACCTGAACAATAACTTTACACAGCTGCTTTACGTTGCTCAGGAAGTCTTTGCCCGTACTCTTAGTACCCTTGGTGGTACGTTGTCGGGTATCCTGAACATGGGCGGTTACCGGATTACTAATCTTGGTACTCCTTCTGCTGGTACGGATGCTTCCACAAAAAACTATGTGGATAGCAATGTTGGTGCAGTGTCGGCTTCTGCTGTTGCTGCGGCTGCCTCTGCGGCTTCTGCGTCGGCTTCTGCGGCCTCTGCCACGTCCTCTGCTAGTAGTGCCTCCACAAGTGCTTCTAACGCCTCTACCAGTGCCTCTAACGCAGCAAGTAGTGCGGCAGCATCTCTAGCTTCTCAAAGTGCGGCAGCCGGTAGTGCATCTTCGGCATCTACGTCTGCATCCAACGCAGCTACCTCTGCCTCTAACGCAGCCACCAGTGCCACCAACGCCTCTAACAGTGCAACCAGTGCTGCCAGTTCTGCTGCTTCTGCTCTGGCTGCCTTTGACAGCTTTGATGACCGCTACCTTGGTGCTAAGGCTACCGACCCTACTGTTGATAATGATGGCGATCCGCTGAATGCGGGTGACCTTTATTACAACACCACCTCTTCGGTGATGAAGGTCTACACTGGCTCTGCTTGGGTTATTGCTTATGTCCCTGGTGATGCAGCCAGCATTAGCTTTGCCCCGTATAGCACGATTGCGTCTAACAACGTTCAAGGTGCTATTCAAGAGCTGACCGATGAGAAGCTCAACCTGACTGGTGGAACCCTTACTGGTGACGTAACTCTTGGTAACCAGTCTGACCTTCGCTTTGGTGAGGCTACTGCTAACGGTACCAACTGGGTTAGCTTCCAAGCACCTGCCAACATTACTAGCAACGTCACTTGGACGCTTCCTGCAACTGATGCTTCTGTTAGTGGCTATGCCCTGAAGTCCAACGGTGCGGGTGTGCTGTCTTGGGGCCTTGCTGGTGGTGCACTGGGTGGAGGCACGGATCAAGTTTTCTATGAAAATGATACCGTAATCACTCAGAATTACGCCATCGGAACTAACAAAAACGCCCTGACGGCAGGACCCGTAACTATTAACTCTGGAGTCACAGTTACCGTGCCCTCTGGATCTGCTTGGAGTATTGTTTAATTATGCCTATTACTATTAACGGATCCGGAACCGTAACCGGAATTACAGCAGGCGGCTTGCCCGACGACTGCATCACCACGGCGGACATTGCGGCCAACGCTGTCACCTACGCCAAGATCGGCACCACTGAGCAGGGGCAACTTTGCAAAGCGTGGGTGAACTTCAACGGCACCTCAACGGTGGCAATCCGCGCCAGTTACAACGTGAGCAGTATTACGGATAACGGGACAGGGGACTATACGGTGAACTTCACAAATGCAATGCCGGATTCAAATTATTGTCCTGTATTTGGCACTAATTCATGGTCAGCAACAGACGCTGGTGGCGACAGAACCCTAAAAATAAAAACGAATGGAACTGCTATTGACAATGGCTCGCCTACTACAATGACGACCTCGGCTTTGCGAGTAATTACGGGCGGGTTTAGCTTGGATAGAGATCATGTGTATTGCTTGGTAAGCATCTTCCGCTGAGGTAACTCCATGAACCGAATTATCTACCAAAACGAGACCGGCGGAGTCTCCGTCATCATCCCAACCGAGTCCGTGGAACTGGCTCTCAAGGATGTCCCCGAAGGCGTTGCCTACGAAATTGTCGATGTTGACGACATCCCCAGTGACCGCTACTTCCGCAATGCGTGGGTCATGGGCGACCGCTGCGTGGAGCACGACCTCGATAAGTGCAAAGAGATTGGCCACGACCGTCGCCGCCAGCAACGCGCTGAGGAGTTCAAGCCCTACGACGAGGTGATCATGAAACAGATCCCTGGTGCTGACGCTGTTGCAGCAGAAGAAGCCCGCCAAGAGATCCGCGATAAGTACGCCCTAATCCAAGACGTGATCAAAGGCGCGTCTACCCCTGACGAAATCAAGACCGCCCTGGAGGTGAACCAATGACCTTACGTCTCAACGGCAGCACATCGGGTTACACCGAGATCGACGCTCCGGCGGTGGCTGGCTCGAACACGCTGGTGCTTCCGACTGGTAATGGGTCCAGCGGGCAGGTGCTCAGCACCAATGGCTCGGGGGCGTTGAGTTGGGTTGATCGGTTCAGTGCCGCTGGTCCGGCGTTTTCCGCGAAACGTAGCACAACGCAAAGCATTAGCGCATCTACATGGACAAAGGCTCAACTTGATAGCGAAGATTTTGACACTGCATCGTGTTTTGATTCATCAACAAACTATAGATTTACTCCAAATGTAGCTGGCTACTATCAATTAAATGCGTCGCTTCAGATAAACAACGTTATAGGCTCGTATCAACTTGCAATCTACAAGAATGGCAGCTCTTTGCTTCTTGCCCAATACCACAACTCTACAACTAGCGGAAATGCTGGTGCGTTAAGCGGTCTTCTTTACTTAAACGGCTCAACTGATTACGTTGAGCTGTATGGCTTTACAAATACATCTAGCAACGGATTTTATGACCGCACTTATTTTTCCGGTTTCTTGGCTCGCCCCGCATGACCATGACTCTCTACGAACAAATCATCGCCATCTATCCCGAGCTGCAGCCTGAGGACTTCCTCAAGGTGATCACGCTCCAAAACGACTCCGATGGTCGGGGTGATTACATCAAAGCCTGGAACCATCCCACGCTTCCAGAACCCACCGCTGACCAGCTCGCCGCCCTGGAGGTGACCCCATGAGCACGCTATCCACCACCAACCTCAAGAACCCCAGCTCCGGCAGCAACAACATCGTGCTGGCGACTGACGGTAGCGCCACGATTGCCACGCTTAGCAGCACCACGATTACCGGCACCACAATTCAAGGCACGATTAAGTCTGGCACGTCCGTTGCTTCGACCAGTGGCACGTCGATTGACTTCACGAGCATCCCAAGCTGGGTGAAGCGGATTACGGTGATGTTTCAGGGTGTTTCCACCACTGGCACTTCACAAATACTTATAAGATTAGGCACTGCATCAGGTTTCATTTCTACTGCAGGAACATATCTTGGATCTGCTGATGACATGGGGTCTGCCGTCGGTCCAAATAATTTATCAACCGGGTTTAGCTTTGAGGACACCTCAATGGCCTCCGCTGCAGTTAGA